TAATCAGAGAGATTCGAGGCCATGAGCCAAATACGCAGCTATGCAGGTGATTACCTGCAACAAACCATACAGGACAGAAAATTCAAGGATTCCGTTACAGTGTACGTTAACACTGTGGCCGACGCTGAGGCGCTCGAGCATTTGGTGGGCCCAACGTTCCGAGCACAACTCGCAAGGCACCCACGACCTCACGCACGCTGCGCGGCGTTGCGCACTCTTGCCCTAACGCAATTGTACGTTACGCGCCACCAGCTGGGTGACGAAATATTGGTTCTCGCACCAGGCCCAGGTGAATGGCCACATGTGCGCGCCATATTGGCGTCCGGGGCCAAGGTTGATGTGGCATACCCACCACCTGAGAGCCCTGAACACGCAGAAAATATCGAGAGGATGAAAGCCTTCTTGTGTGTGGCTTGCCAGCCACAACGTGCGGAAGAAGGTTATTACGAAGAACCTCAAGAAATGGAACCCGGTGGTCACATTTATTACAATGCCACTGAAGGGCGCCTTTACGGCGCCACAGACCAGCGCGCGCTCACATTACATATAGCACGCGCCGAAGACATGAAGCAGCGCCTCTACACCCATGTTTACGGCTCTTTTGTAGCCGACGGTGTTGATATCGAGACCCTGACATGGAATCAGCCCCGGGCAATAATCAGGCTATCTTGCCACCGCCCGGAGTGCTACCATTTGCACACATATCGTCTCGAGAATGACACCACAATCTTCTTCGAGGACCGCGTATATGACTACGAGGAGGAACATTTGCGTGTCACCTTCTTGTGTGGCGAAGCGGCAGTGAGGTTCACCACCCACAACGGACAGGCGCAAGAACCCGCGCAGTGGTATGACGTTTCAACCATCAGGCTGCGCCAGCGTTACTTGCCCAAAATCGGCAATTCTTTGTGCAAATTTGAACCGGTCGGCAGGAGTACGGTTGGCGTTTGGTCGTTGATACCCTGCTTGCCCGGCGAGCCCAAGGTCAACGTGGTACACACCGATTATTACACGTTGCCGGATTTGCGCGTTCAGAGCACTCAACGAAGCATAATAATGCCACGAACGGCATACTTTGATTGGTGCGCCGACGTAGCTAACATGAGTTCCATAAATCCTGGCTCATGCGCACAGCTACTCCGAGGCCGCATGTCGCAGATTGGCGACAGACGCAACATGCAATCAACGGGTTGCCACACCTGGCAGCTTCACAAGAAAGACTATGCAATACTTGCTGCGTGGATCTTCATCGAAACTGTGCACGGCGCCAAAATGGCCGCGGAAACCATCAGCAACGCAAAGCACCGCTTCCTTAGGTATCCGCGTGCCTCCGCAAATCGTTACCTTCGTGAGGTCGCTTCGCTACTCACTTTCGGTGGCATCAGCAGCAACGAGAGTCGTGATGCAGCCGCGAGATTGATGCGCGAGTCACACCTGAATGGATGCGGTCCTCGGCCTATCACAGTAGCATATTATTCAGCTGACTCACCGGTCCGAACGATGTTTCCTTACGTTCAGGCTTGCGCACCTGCTGAGAAACAAATCGCGAATTACAGTCTGGGGCCTCGTTGTTGCGGTGGAACTTGGTTCAACATCGACCCGCCCCCTTCAGATCGGCATTGTTTCTCAACGAGTTTGGCTTACATTACAGGAGTGCAAGTGCCACCAATAGCACCAACTGTTGAACAAGCAAACGTTATAATAAGGCAGCTCAAGAATCATAACGTGCTTTGCGACGGCAAGCGCGAATTGCGCATCCTTGACGGTGAGCAACCACACGCAATTGCCAGAGTGCGAGAGCTTTTGCGCGCAGCTGTACCCACCGTTAAGGTAGATGTGAGTGAAACGATATCGAAAATCTTTGCAGCTGTCTTGGTGCCACCTAGACCGCAGCGCGGCGTGAGGCGTAGGCCTCTACCGCCACACAGGACCCGGAGACAGTTAATGGACGCGCGGCGCTTCGACGAGCTTCACGGCCAGCCGGACCCTAACAGAGCACGCCGAGAACGTAGTGTGTCGCCGCCGCTCAAACGCCGGCGCGCCACACGGCGCGAGGCTAACCTGGAGCGCTTTGAACACCACAGGGTTCCAGCGATGCTCACACGGAGCCGTAGTGCACCGCACACCAATACCGTTGAGCAAAGCACCGTTCAGAAGCCGAAAAGAGTTTATGAGCCACTCCAACGTCCTGTGTTGCGCAGGCAGGGTTCACTCGACCCGCCACCCAAAGTGCGTGGCCAGCGAAGTAAGAGCTGCTCGCCCGTTGAGCGGTTCACAGCCGCTGGCAACCTCGGGGCAGCTACTTGGCAACTGTTGTGTGACCAGGAACATTTGGCGCTATTCGCGGCGCAAACGCTCTTAGCACCAACGACTGGCAGAGTGCAGCTCACGTCACTGATACGCGCCGGTGGCAGGTGGATGATGCAGGACGTTCAAGCTAACTCTACGCTGCCCGACGCCGAGGGCTCGTTCCATCGCCACCTGCAGGCTTTGTTCACGCAAACGCTGGCGGCTGACGATGTTCCTGTGCCGGACATGCTGTGCGCACCGCCTGCGGCCGCGAAGAGCGCTGCGCTTAGGAATCGCGGCTACCTGGTGGTGGTGCCCACTAATGAATTGCGGGATGAGTGGATGGGCGCCGAACGCCAGGTGGATAACCACCTGACGTCGGTTGTTAGGACGTGGGACAAGGTTTTTCTTACGGCCAAGCAAGGGCGCACGAAGACAGTGCACTTTGACACTATTGTCTTTGACGAGTTCGTCGTGTTCACGCCAGAGCGAGTGGCTTTCACTGTCGCGTTCCTGATCGCAGCTGAAGTGTTAGTCCGGGACTGCAGGATCATTTTGTTGGGTGACACGAATCAGGGCGGCACTTATGCACCCGACCGGCAACCTACGGCATGGCGTGAGGTGGCGGCACGGCGCTTCTTTTATCCACACACTTACGGCATGTGCAGTCACGCATGGAATTATCTGTCGAAGATAGTTGGTGCCGAGTACCCGGCGCCCATTACAGCACATGGTGCATGCGGTGTGCGCATCGAAACGAGGGACTGCTCGGTGTGGCCAAAGCGTAAACCGAATGAACGGCAGGACGTCATGTTTCGCTCATGTGTGTTGGATAAAGACATAGAAGCCCGGGGTGCCGCAATCAGCGCCCAAGGCTCGCGCTGGCGTGAGTGCAAAGAGTTGCACCTCTACTTGCCTAAGTTGGATAGGCAGAGAGGCGACAATGACGCTTACACTCATGCATGGACATTACTCACACGTTGTGTATATACCGACAAGCACAGGTTGACCATTTATGGACCATGGCCGGCTTTCAACGGATGCAAACCATTGGTGCGTGGGCGAGACGAACTCTGGCCCCTGCCCCCGCCGCCCCCAAACGCTATGGTTACTGACGTCAATACAGCATTGGTCACTAGCGCCGTTGGTGACGATGGTCGCATCCGTGCCGTGGTGCATCAGTGCAAGGTGGATGAGACAGATCACATCAAGGAACGCAAAGTGGTGGAGATACAGAACACACAACCCGTGCTTGGCAATGAGTTCCTGAAACGCGGTGAGCTGACAATGATCCCAGTGCGCGCTGCCGATGCAAATCGCTTGCCTATAGGTGCAAATTTTGGTACCGGCAATGAGCTGCTACGCGTTGATTGGGAATTATGGCGATCATTGCAGTATCGCAATCCGTATTCCCATTACGTGGGCGAAAATCCCATGGCCCCTAGCGCCATCACGAGCGAAATACTTCGCGGCTTGGTGAAGGACGCTGCGGCGCATCGTGGGTGGACACTGACCGTCGACCAATTAACACAGCGGGAAATGCGGCCTCAGCGCATGTTTCTAGGCAACGACCGCTTCTTTGAGAGTGCCGCGGCGCATTCGGCGTCAGACCCGCAACGCACAGCCGTGTGTATGCTTAAAAGACTGATCGCGCCCAATTACAACTCATTGATGCGGCACGGCAGTGTGCCAAGTGAAATGCGTTTTGACGTCAGTCAACAGATACATATCGGCCGCTATGTGTATGAACAGATGGCAAGTCGATCGAAAACCTGCGGCAGGCTCGATGCTGCACACGTGGCGGTTCTGGTCGCTACGGTCATTGACTTGCGCACTGCGGCTAAAGCTGTGCAGACCCTTGATCGATCCTACTTTGATGGCATCATAAGGAATCTGGAGGATCATCAGGAGGAGAGCGTGCACAATACGCTCTTCGAATTGGATGTCGAGAATGCAAACGACACGCGGAAAGCAATGATTGTCAAAACGCAACTCAAACTGGTGGAGAAAATCCAGTCGCTGTACGGCAAGGCTGGGCAGCCAGTGTTGAGCGCAGATCGAGCATATACGTACCTGCAGCGGAATTTGCGTACGCTCTGCAAGATATTGCCTGTGCTGGTGTCGAATCGCTTCCCTGCGGGCGGCGGGTTTGAAATCATGCAGGCGGCAACATTTGGTTATGGCGCCCCGGCCGCTGTTGATGAGTGGGATAGCAGGGTCACCACGGATTTATTTTACAGCGTTGATGTGGAATCGTGCGACACAACTTATACCGGCATCCCGATAGGCTTCGTGAGCGCGCTTTACGATGATCCGGCAAACTGGGTCAACGCACCTAAAGGCCTTGGTGATCGTATCGAACGATATTTGCGAGTCACATTGGGCTTTGAGGCACCTGTCAAGGTGGTAGTCATTAGTGTCGGGGGACGTTACCAAATACGCGGGCAGCTGGCGTCTGGCGACTTGATAACTCTCGATTTGAACACGGTTTCCACCATTTGCAATTGGATTCAGAGTCATTGTTACCAATGGCGCAATTGCGAAGAAGAGGGTTATGTTAACATCGGTCATGGTGTTTGGGTTAAAGACTTGGGTCGCTTGGCCAAAGTACTGCGGAGTATCAACACAGGTGACGACGCCAACATTGAAGTCAGTGAAAGCATTGAGATGGTCGCCGAGAACAAAGTCTTCATTGGTTTTAAAGAGAAGCTGATCAACTGGCGCACACAACCCCTTGACTTCTGTCATCAACTCCGGGTGAAACATGATGGCAAAGTGTGGCGCACCCATGACTTCTTCCGTACCTTTGCGAAGATCACAGCGCGGAAGTTCTCCGCTCATGTGCCCACGGCCAAAGCGCAGATCAAAGAGATTGTGACAGCCGTGAGAGATTTGTGTGAAGGTTGCCAGAGCAATGAAGCCGTCGGAATGGCTACGAGCATACTAGCGAAATTTTACGGCATAACGCACAATTACACAGAAAGTGTGATTAGGCAAGTTATAGCTTACAGCCGGTGTTCACACCTCTGGTTGTTCGACGAATGCTACACGGCGCCAGTTCGTTCTTTCGTAGAGGCTGAACGCAGCGGCGCCACTACTCTTTAAACCGGACAGGAAGCCTGGTACCTTTAAATCCCAGGAAAAACATTTGATTTGCCATGAGC